AGGCTAGGTTCGGGGGTAAGTAATTAGTTTGCTGCATTACGCTTCTAGTTCAAAGGTCGGACGTTTGACCAGCAAATTGTTAGGTACCAGTTCGTAGCTGAAAAACTGCACGTACGTAGCCCGGCAGCTGTCCCAGGTGTAGGTTAGCGAAATGGGTATGTAATAGCTCAAGCCCCAGTACCCGAAATGCGTAAAGCGTGCCGTGCCGTGCATATCTATTTCGTAGTATTCCTGCGGCTGGCCGCGCTGCATATTTAGGCGCTGGGCCGTAATCTGCAAAAGGGCGTTGAACGTGCTTACGCTGGTACCGCCGTCAAAGCGGTACTCAATCCAGTCGTCAATGTTATTACCTGCCGGGTAAAGCAGTGCCTGGGTGCTTGGCGTGCCCGACGTAATATCGCCCAAACGTGTGCGCAGCTCAACCTTTTCGCCCATGATCCGCGCGCTGTTGTCTGCTCGGTACGTGGTTTGGTTTTGCCCGGTGCCGTCTAGGCGTATATCGTATTTCATGGTCGGCGCAGATAAGCCTAGGCTGTCGCCATCGGTTTGTACTACCTCTAGGTAAATCCACACTTGGTCGCGTCCCAAAGCGGGCGTAGCGGGTAGGTGGTAGTTATTTAAATTGTGCTCCACGTTAATAACGCCTGGCACTCCGCCCGCGTTAATGTTTCCGCTTTCTTGAAATGCCATGTACAAGTTAGTACCCCAAGTGCTTGCGTTTGTGCTTTGCGTCCCGTACACCAGCCATAGCCTAAATTCTATTGTATAATGGCTGTTATAGGTTCCGTCGTAACTGGCGCGGGTGCGCATGGTCGTGCCAAAAAAGTCAAAGTGTGTACTGCCGTCAGCGACGTAAGTGCCCAATGGTATGCCCTGCGCCGTAGTGTAAACCGGGTTTGAGCTGGTGCCGGTAATTACCGTGTGCTGGACCAGGCGCAACGTGTCTTGAAAAGCAAACTGCGTGCTGCCGTACTCGTGTACTATATCAAACTGCTTAACGGCCGGTAGGTACATTTTGGTACCGCCGGCTAGCACCGGAAGCGTCTGCACGCTGCTAAACGCCCTGCGAACTTGAAAGGTGCCGGCCATGGTATAAAAGCTGTACGTCCCGTCGTTTACCCTGGTAAGGTCTTGAAAAACTATAAAGCCTTTGTCTTGGTACATACGCATACCAAAGCAGGTCAAAATATCATTTATGACCTCGCGGTAGGTTCGGTAGTTTTTGTTCTCGTCGTAATAAAAAAGCTCGTGCTTTGACAGCGTGTTGTAAAGCCCGTCGTATTGAAACGGAAACGCCTCAAGTCCCTGGCGCGTTGTTTCGCTCACGGCCATACCGTCAAACAAACGGTCTATATCTAGGCGCGTGAATATATCCCCCAGCTGTACGATTAGTCGCTTGTTCCCGGAAAAGGTGTACATTGAGCTGGGCAGGTCAAGCTTGTAAAAGCCGTCTGCGGCGATTATAGTCATTACCCTGGCGCCATTGATTACCTCAATGGTACAAGCCGCTGGGGTAATCGCTCCGGTCCACTCTTTGCTTAACCCTTTCCAAAGTTCCATGTAAAAAATGCCGTCGGAATCTTTGGCCACCTGCTCAAGCGCTGGCGCAAAAGGAAACGTGGAAAGCAGTGCCCGTACCTCGAAACGGCTTGGCACTATGCCTGGTACGTATGCGTCCTGCGCGTCGTATGTTACGGACCACTCCGCCGTTTCAAACTCAAACGGGTTGTAACTTGTTTGGTCCGTGTCGGCAAAAAGCTTAATGGTGTAGCCCTTGGAATCCGACCACGCAAAACGCTGCCTTGCCATTACCTAGTATTGTTTCTTAATCTTTCGTTACGGTTTTGGTTTAGCAGCAAATCAAAGCCGCTAACCGTTCCGGTAAAGTTAAAGTTACCTCGCGCCATGTTCTGCACGAATGTGCTGGCAAATGGGTTACCAGTCAATGCGCTGCTAACTGCACTCAAAACAAACGTCTGCAAAATGACCTTGCTAATTTGTTCCAGGTACGACTTTAGGTTAGCTGCCATTACCTCGAAATAATCAAGCCCTGCCTCTTTTGCTTGGCCCCAGCTGTCAATCATTACACCCGCCGCGCCCGCAACCATTTCGGCATATCGGTTATACATTTCTTCGGCGTTTTTAAGGTCTTGCGTTTCCTGCCGGTGGCGCGTTCCGGCGTCGCTACTAGAATTCAATTCATTGTAGGCAAACTGCATTTTTTCAATGGACGGAATAACCTGCTTTTGAATAATATCCGGCATTTTGCTTATGGCCTCCATAAACCCGTTAGCCTTAACGGTCAAGCCCTCGAATACCTGGGTACCGCTATTGCCTAACTCGCGCAGGCGTTTTCCTACAATTACGTAGTCCTGCTTTTGTACCTCAAAGTTGTACTCTTTTGTTTTGCCGGTAAGCCTGGCTATTTCGTCGGTAAGCTCCCTTACCTTGGCTTGTGCCGTTACAAAAGCCTTGCTGCCAATTTCGGCCTTTTCGAGCTGGGCGGTGTAGTCGGCTAACTGGCCACGTAAAAGCTCCAGGGTTTGTACTGGTCCTTTAGCTGGTTGCGTGCCAAACGTAGTCGGTCCCTGGCCACCGGCTAGCGCTGCCGCTAGCGCCTTTTGGCGGTTTGCTAAAAATGCCTGCTCTCCAGCCATGGCCTGGCCGTTGGCTTGGTCTACGCCGCCTAAAAGCGACATGGGCACCTTGGCGGCCGTGCTTAAAAAATCCGCTAGTGCGTCTTCAGCAAGCGGGACGATATTTAGTATCTGCTCAAACTGCCCAAGGAACCACGAATAAACTGGCAAAAGCTTTGTGCCCAAAGCCGTCTTTTGGTTCTCAATGGTGGCCGTAAGTCGGTCTAGCTTTTCGGCAGCTGTTTCGGTTTCGTCGCCGAACTTTTTGGTGTTTTCGGCCATTTCCGCCAGTACGGCCTTTGTAAAATCGCCCGTGGTCTTCATGCGCTCGCGCACCTTCACAAGCGAAATACCTAACTGGTCCAAACGCAAACCCGTTTGACGCACAAGCTCAAGCGTGGCGTCGCTCATTAGGGTCTGCATGTCTTGACCCGTGGCACGTGCGTACTTTGAAACGTAGGCCATGACCTTGGCCAGGTCGTTCATTTCAATGCCGATTGCCGCGGCCTGGTTTGCCGACTTCATTAGCTCCAGGTCGCTCACGGTTCCGCGCACGGCTGCGCGTAGGTTGTCTAGTATCTGCGGGCTGTTTAACGCATCAAACGCATTTTTAACGCCTTCGGCTTGGCGTGCTAAAACAATACTTTCGCTTACAAATTGTTGAATGGACGCTACGGCAAAGCTGGCGCCAATAACTTGACCAAGGTTCGTAAACAGCTTACTGGTTTCCTTTAGCTTGGCATCCACTTGCTGAATGCCACGGCGGAACTCGCTGGGGTCTAGCCCTAGTATTACCTTACTGGTTACGTCGTTTGCCATAGCTGTCTAAAAGCTTTCGTAAGCTGCTTACTTTTTGTTCGTCTTCAAATTGCATTAAGTCAGTTTCGACCATTGTGTTTTTCATGGTCTTGCCGCTTATGTTTACCAATATCGTAGCTAGCCACCGAAACCGGCGCCAGTTGTTTTTTTCATGCTCAAGCCCATGTTTCATTATGGATTCAAGCTCCCGTAACGTCAGCCCTTTAGCTTCGCTAGGCGCTATGCCTAGACGCCCCACCAGCTGGCCCAGTACGTCTACTGGACCGCCGGCTGGGAAAAAGGGCCGTTAAGCCGCTGGGTAAGTTCGGAAATATCCCAAGTCCCTGCCATAGCCTTAAACTCGNNNNGGCCTAGATTTCCCATGTCGGTAACGGTTTTCCCCGATACCTCTTCAAACAGAAGCGCTGCCCCCAGCGTAAACTTTTTCCCTTCCATCGCTTTGCTTATTAGTTGGTTCCTACAGTCCAGGCACCCGTTCCGTTCAAGCTGAACGATACGCTGCCGTTGTCTTTGTCCGGAGCTGATACCGAAAGCTGCGTGAGAATAGCGTCGCCTTCAATTTTGGTTTCGCCCGTTACTGGGGTAACCGTACCGGCTGCCACTTGCGTAATGCGCAATTTAACAAGGTCGCCCACTTTAGCGTAAAGCTCGTCGGCGTTCCACTGGGTGGAGCTGTCGTCGTCAAGGATTGTGCTACCGCTAATGCTCCAAGTTTTGGCGCTGGTAACATACGTGCGGAATACTGCCGCGTCTTTGCTCGTGGTTTCGCGCGTTTCCGCGTTCATCTCGAAGCTGGTTTCGGTTTCTGACGCGAACGCTTTGTAGGTCGTTCCGCCGTCCACGCTCATAAAAAGGCGAACTTCGCCGCCGCTTAATGTAGCCATTTTAGTAATTGATTAAAAAAGTGAAATCTGCCGCAAGTATTACGGTTTCGTCGTCTTCATTATAGAACATTTGTAACCCGTCCATAAAGGCTAGGGTAAAGGTGGTTTCGGCTGCTACGCCCATTTGCTCGGCCGCGCAATCCTCGCCTTCTAGGCTTCCTGCGTCCGCGGTTACGTACTGCTCGTACAGCGGCATAACGCGCGGGTAGTGTTGCAGGTTGTGGCGTATGCGGGACAGTTGGTCCTGCGCCACGTCTGCGTCGGCGAAATGCATAAAAAGGGTAGCGCTCACGCGCTCGGCTTTGTACTCGTCTTTGGTTTCGGTAACGTCGATACCGTTCAGCCGTATTACTATAAAATCTTCGGCTACGCCCTGCGGGGCTGCATACGAATACACTGGCACTGCCGTGCTGGCATTAACCGCGTCGTATATGTACTGTAAGTAGTTCACCGCAGGTGCTGTTTTATCCGCTTTTGTACAAAGTTAGTAATAACTTTCTGCGCTTTTTCAGTTACGGCCGTGTCGTTAACTGCTTTATCTATAAAGCGTTTGGCGGTGAACCGCTTTTTAGTGCCACCGAAAAGCTGCCATGGCGCATAGTACGCCCCGTCTTTGTCTTTGCTGCGCAGGCCGACTACGACGTAAGCCTTGACCGTTCCCTTGTTGGCGAACGAATCAATGCTTCGGTACAAATTGTAAAAAGCGCCTTTTGTGTTTTTCTCTACCGTTTCACCTTTTCGGTTCCGGTACCTGCCTTTCGTTTTAAGGCTATTGTAAGCCTCTAGGCGGGCTTTTTGAACTATGGGCTGTGCTTCGCGCTTAAGTATTGCCCGAAGCTCCTTAAAACGCAAATTTTCGGGGGTGGCTAATTTGCTTAACTTTTTGCGGAACTGGTCAAAATCTTCTACGCGTCCGCTTTCGCTGCGCAGGTAAACGGTGTTACCGCGTGCCATTGTCCCGCAGTCGGGTTTTAACCAACAAATAACGGCGGCGCCCTTCGGGCACGACGCTGATTATATCGTAATCTTCAGCTCCAAAAACTAGGCGCCAGTTGGGGCGCACTGGGTTGCCGAAGCGCAGGCGCCAAGTGTACACCGCTGAGCTGGTCATTTGGTCGTATGGCATAGCCTCGCTTCCGGCCTGCGGCAATACTTCGCGGCCCGCATAGAATGTACCCGCGCTGGCCCAGGACTTGATGACCTGGCCGCTATTGTTGGGTATAGCCGTCGGCTGGAAAAGCTCTACGCGCAGGTCAAGCATTAGCTAAAGTTTTGGCGGTAGCGGAATGCTAGGCGGTCGAAAAAGCGGTTTGTATTGTACGGTAAGTCGTCGCCGTAGTCGAAACCAAATTTAACGCGTTGGTACAGCGCGTGTTTGATGTCTGCGGGCGGGTTGGTGTCGCCACAGGTGTAGATAATCCGCATACGCGGGGGTACCTCGTCCAGGGTAATTACGGTATTGATAAAATCGTAATCCGTGTA